TTACCTCTTTCGTGTAGGTTTCTTACCTAACTGTGAGTTAATACTATCTATAGTACTACGAATTTTAACAACATCTATTTGTAGGCGTGTCACTTTATCTGCTAAAGAACTTCCACCATTAGGAAACAATTGTGATTTCATTTTAGTCAGTTCAACAGTTGCTCTAATTGTCAAAACAAGAATGGTAACAAGTAAACCAATGATGCCAATTAGTTCGTTTATCATTGTCCGTCAAACCAATTTGGGTCATAAAAATCATCATCTTCATCTTCGTCAGGTGCAACAGTAAATTGGTACTTTTCAGCTGCATAGTTAATAATGCCAAAGACTGAGTGCTGTGGCATATCTTGGTTGGCTGCAATTTTAATTGTTTTCTTTTTGCCGTCAAACAGTTCTAAACAACAAACAAACCCTGTGATTAGTTTGCCGTCTTCGTGAGCTGTGTTAATAATGCGTACAAGTTCACTAGCCATAACATCTGGTAATTCAATAACAGTTTTCTTAGCTTTAGGTTTACTCATAATCCAAATGCCTTTCCGTTAAGGTCGCTTGATTTATCAAAGGATATATGAATATGTGAAACGTGTGGGTTAGCACCTTTGTAGACACGCCAAGCCCAATTCTGACGTGATGAGGCTATTCGGTGTTGATGGATTACGTAACTAATCCTTTTGTCGCCTTTGAGTGCAATTGTCTTAATCTGTTCGGCTAATAGCCAGGATTCTTTAGATGAGCTTTTAACAAGGTCTGAGTCAATATCTATAGCACGTACCCAACCATTCTTATCTGGGTTGTGGTCTGACTTACGTGCGTTGTGTGCTGTGTCGCCTATCCAGCCATCTGAGCGTTTATCTCGCTTAGGATATTTGGCGTTTATTTCGGAGCGTAATTGCTCAGCTGCTTTACTTAACCTTGGTTTTGACATTTGGATTCATCGCGCCCATTGAAGCAGCTACGACAGCACCAAGTACAGCTCTGTAATCAAGGGCAAAGTCTGTGGCTTGCCAAGCTGCTAAGAAAGCAATTGCAGCTAGTGATAATTGTTTATAGTTAAAGGATTGCATTAAGTTCATCTTTTGTTAGTCCTGCTATTTCACCAAGTTTTTTAATTGCTGAATCGCGTGCATCTTGTTTGGCTTTATACTCGGCTTCAAGTAGTTGTGATTCCACAAGATATTGTTTTCGTTCATCTTCCCAATTTGAAAGTTCATTGCCTTTTAATTCAATTACTTCGTCATTTATTTGAACAAAAACTTTATTTGTTGTAGCCATACACACTCACACTTCCAGTAATGTTGCCTGAAGCAACAAATAATTTAATTCCGTCATAAGAAGTAGTAGTTTGATTTCTACCACCATTTATCCACAGAAAACCATCTTGCCTTGTTGCAGAACCATTAAAAGATTTATATTTAGAAGCAAAAGGATTAGAAAAATCATACGCTTGATAATCTGCTGAAGTTGAAGTGTTTGCAACACCACTTAAAATCCAAGAAGTTGCAGCAGTATTTGCAACAGAAGAAAAAGCACCAGCACCAAGTTGTTTAACCATATAAGCAGCATCATAAGAAGCAGTTGTTAAAGGTGTTGCACCAGATGACAATTGACATAACAAATCTGTTGCAGCCGTTGCAGCAGTTATTTTGATTACAATTTTGTAATCATCATAAGTTGCTGTAAAAGGGTTGATTGTTTGACTTGTTACTGCACTAAAACTAGTTGTATTCAGTAAAACCATTCCAGCCTTTTTTGTACCAAGAGCTGTATTCATAGACGCGTCAATTGCGTCACCAAGGGTTTCAATTGCTGTAGCGCCGTCTTTTACCAAATCGGTTGAAGTTGGTACAGCCCAGCCATAATTAGGGGTAGTAGTTGCCATTGTTCTAGTTTATCCTTTTCTTAAATAACGTCAAGCCAACGAGTAGCATTATCAAGGTTCTGCCATTGAATAACAGAGTTGTAGTCTTCCCATTGTACATCAAGTGTAGAATAAATTGAGTTAGAAACAGACATAGTTAGTTCAAGGTTTTTGCGTCCAAGTGTCCAAGTCCAACCCTCAACGAAGCCCTCAAAATAGCCCTCAGGTATTAGCCCTACTGGGATATTGTCTAAGTAAAGCAAACTGTCCATAGTTACAGCTAGTAAATCGTCTCTTACTGTATTGGTCATATCTGAATGAGCCAGGTTAACCGATACGGCTTCAAGTGAGGTTTTAGGTGTTCCTCTGTAATTAACAAAGTTAGTAGCTTGTTCTGTGGCATCAACTGTTTCGGCAAGAATGGTAGACCTGATTTCTTCAAGCAAACCATAATTATTTATTGACGTATCATTTTGTGCTACAACTTCAAGTACTGGGTCGTCATATCTGATAACCACGCTGTTAACAATATCTGCTGTTTGTAACCTGGTTTGTATGTCAGCGTTTACAAGGTTAGCGTCAAGTTCTATTAAGTTAGTTGTGTAATTAGCACTTCGTCTTTCAGCATCGGCATAACCAATTTCAAAATCTGGCGTATCGTATAAATAGCCTAGACCTGATTGTTGAGTTGTGTCTGTTAATTCGTAAGCCTGTTCAACTTCTGCTGGTCTAGCAAGTACTTCATAACGTCCTGGGTCAATAATGTCTATGCCTTGTACGCCATAATTAGCCCAAGTCTCAGTAGTAAAATCATTCCAAGTTAATGTATTGCTTAAATCTTCCCAAGCAACAAATAATGTTTCTTCAAGGATACGTTGAATACGTGCGCCGTCTAATTCCTCAGGGTAAGCAACAGCACCAGCGTAACGCTTGACAAGTAAACCAAGAGCACCAATTGCTTGTATTTGTAATGTGTTAGGTTTACCACCTAAACCAGCGCCCTCAAATCTGTTATAAACACCTGACACTTCACCTGTAAACAACTTAACAAAAGTGCCTGCTGAGTTCTGCACTTCAACAACAACTGTGTCTAATAACTCAACTACTGGGCTTGTACCATCAAGGTTTAATAATTCAAGATTACAATAACTAGGCTGAGTTGCTTCAAAGAAATCATTACGTCCATAAGTAATTGTTGCGTCTTGCAAAATTGTAGAAGTTTGAATTGTTCCAGCAATAGTGACTTTGTAGGTCGGTGTGAAAACTGTCATTAGTTGGCAAAAGCTCTCAAACCTGAAGTATTGGTTGCTGTATTTAATGTTTTAACTGTTTGTCTAGCAAAACTTTGTTGGTCTACTGGTCCTTTGAAATTGTTAGTTATAACTACTGTAGGTTTTTGATTTTTAAGAACACTAGGTACTTGACCTGCTGCACCAGCCAAAGGTGCAAGTTGACCAACAGGGTTAACAAGCAATTTACCAAAATCAGGTAAACTATTATAAAGACTAATAGCACGTTCTAAACCACTAATAACATTTGTTATAACTGTTAACAATTTCTTAAAGCCCTCGCCCTCAGCTGCGCCAGTAACTTTATCTAACATATCTACAAGTAACTGAGTTGTCCGTCTAAGTTGTTCACCAAGTAAATATGCTTGACCTTGAACATTATCCATATCGTAACCAAAAGTTACTGCACCAGTTCCAGCGTCATAAAAAGCTCTAGTTAAACTTTGTTTACCTTTAGCTGTTAATCCATCTACAAGTCCTTGTAAAGCAGGTGCTAATTGGTCTGTAGCAAAATTTGCAAATCTTTCAAGTAAAGGTAATAGTGCTTGACCTAATTGTTCTTTGGCTTCATCTATAGCAATTTTAATTCGAGCCATACGGCCAGCAAAAGTTTCAGCTGCAGCATCAGCTTGTCCAGCAAAAGTTTCACTAAGTGCTTTAGTTGCTGCGTCAAAGTCTTTAGTTTTTACAATGTTTTCATCAAGTGGAACACCAATACGTTTTAATGCGCCTAGGTTGCCGTCGTAGGCTTTACCAAGGGCTTCTGTTACTGTGGCAAGGTCTTTACCTGTACCAGCAGCAATATCTAATGCAAGTTGTTGTAGTTTCTGTGCTTTAGTAACGTCCTGTGTTGACCTAACAAGTCTGTCAAGGCTTGGACGTAATTGGTCGTCTGCTACACCTGTAGCTCTTGCTGTTTTGTCAATATAATCTTCAACAGATTTAACTTGAGCATCTGTGGCTTTAGTTGTGTTTCTAAGAGTTATTGCTAAAGACTTTTGTGCTTTTTCATCTTCAACAGCTGCTTTAACAGCGTCAATACCAATCTTAATAGCCATAGCGCCAGCAGCAGCACCAACAGCAAGAAACGCAGCAGCGCCTTTCTGTAAAGCGTTATCTAACTTATTGCTAAAAGTTTTTGTTTCTTTATCAGCTTTATCAAGGCCGTCAATAAAGTTTTTAGTGTCAGCAAGAAGCGCAAGTTTAAGTGTCCTAATATCAGCCATTAAAAACTCGCCACCCAAGCATCTCTAATTCTTTCATAACCTTTAAGCCATTCCTGAGCAATTGTTGGTTGAAATCTTGACATAGCACGATACAACCACCAACCCTCTTTACCACCCTTGCCAGAGCGTCTAGGAAACTGTTTGTATTGCTTTGACCCAAATTCATTACCCATTATCACATATCCAGCACTAAAAGCACTAGAGCCAACAGGACGCTTACCACCAATACTAAAACTTGGTGCTTTATCTTTAGCTTTAATTACAATTGACTCGGCTACAGCTCTTGCTTGTTTAACATTATATGGTGCGTTATTAGCTGCACCTTTAGCATAATTAGCACCACGTTCAGCTAGTTTGCCTGCAATTTCTTGCATATCTTTTTTAGCTATATCGTCCATTTTATTAAAAGCGCGAAGAAGACCATTATAATCTCTATCTACTTTAACCAATTGAATTGCTTTAGCCATTAGCTTGCTCGTTCAATATGTCTATAGCCGTTGCCCAAATTTCGGGTTCTGCATTGAGCCAATAGTCGGGTGTTATCCCAGTTGCTATTGCTAATTCTATTGCTGTTCGCCCAAGACTTCGGGCTTGGTAAAATTTGCTGTCTCAAAATCAGAAGCTGCAATATCGGTAACTTTACTTTTCCAAGTCTCAAAGTTTTCGATTTTCTTGGTAACGCGTTGTTGAATTTTGTGAGCCAAGAATAAAAGAAGTGTGTTACTTGGTGTGCTTTCGTCAATAAGTATTTTAACAATTGACTTACCTGCGTATAGTTCTTTTTCTGCAAGTGAAAGTTCGATTGGTCTTGTCCATTCTTCAAACTTCTCACCTGTTTCTAATTCCCACGTTAATTTAAGTTTAAGCATTTGTATGCCCCTGTTCTTTAGTTGTTGTTATGCAGTTAGGTCTTCTGTTGGTATGCCGACAACTTGTAGAGATACTGAACAAGTTTGTACGTCTGCACCTGAAGCTGTAACGCTTGGATATTGTGGCAATACGTAACCAGTTAATGTTACACCAGTTCTTAATGTCATAATAAAAGCGATTGTAGTATCTGGGGCTGACTCTGTGCCGTCCCATAATACTTTATACAAGCTGTTTGGTGTTGCGCCTGCGTCGTTTAAGAACTCAATGTCAAGTGTAACGTTTGAGTCTATGTATTTGTAGGCTTTGCCTGCGAGGGTGTCAAAAGTTAATCTTTCTGTATCAAAGTTGATAGCAGAAGAAGTAATCTGCTCTGAGTAGCTATTTCCGTTAACACTCAAAG